GGTAACATAGTTGCGTTACCCAATAACAGAGTGAGAGTAACTCACCCAGCTTGGTTTGAAACAGGAGAAGGTGCTCCAGACTTTAAACCTAATCAACACATATACAACTCTAAAGAAGACGTAGCTTACGTCTGGGATACACGAAGAGTGTTCAACAATTTATACAGTGAGGAAGAAACATGAAGATGAAAAAGAAAGGCTATGCTGCTGGCGGTCTTAAGATGGTCGATAAGGGTGGAAAGAAAGTTCCCTTCTATGCTGCTGATGGTGTCGGTAAAATGAACAAAGGCGGTATGGGCATGAAGAAGAAAGGTTACGCTAAAGGCGGTGCTGGAATGAAAAAGAAAGCATATGCTAAAGGCGGTAAGGTAGCCATGTATAACCAAGGTGGTATGATTAAAAATACTGGTTCAATAAATACTGGCATTAAAACTGCCAAAAATACTTATAAGTAAAGGATAGAAAAATGGCGGTAACACTTCGTTCATACTTGAACAATCAATTAAAAGCAATGGGTAAAACAAGTAAGCAAGCCCAGAAAGATGCTGGTAAATACAAAAGCATTGCAGCAGCTAAGAAAGCTGGATCACTTTATTACACAGATAAAAACGGTAAAGTAATGGCTGCAGTCTATGCAGAGGATCTTAAGAAAACTGCACCAGTACCAAGACCTAAACCAAAACCAAGACCAAAAGTAACTGAAAGACCTCTTAGTAATGTTAAAGGTGGTCGTGGTGACGGTACAAAAGAAACTCTTAGAAGAAAGCTTGATCCAAGTTCACCACAGAATAAACCTAATCAAGGTATGAGTACAAAAGCACTTAGAGAAAAAGCAAGAAAGCTAAGAACACAAATAGCTAATGCTAGGTCTAAAGGTAAAGATAATAAAGCTGCAGTAGCAGAAGAAAAAAGAATCAATGGTATGATCAGGCAGAGAACTAGGTAGGAATACAATGTTTCGATTTGAAGGACTTGAAAAAGATCAAATAGTAAATTCTCGTGGAGATGTTGTGGGCCAACTAAGTTATGGTCAATGGCTTACTAAAGATCCAGAAGTAGAAGCTTGGTTAGCTGAAAACACAGAGAAGGTTCGAGCTAGAAACGATAAGGGTCATTACATTAAGGATGACCCCTCGACTCCACAGGATGAAGCTTGGACTACTAAAGTTAAAAAAGCAGTCACAGGTAAAAAGAAAAAGTAATGGCAAACCCTGCTACAGCTAAATACTTTACTAAAGCAAAGAACTTATCAGCTACCTCAGGTGGTGCTAGTGGTGATGTAGTGTATACATGTCCTAACAACCATGTGTCACTCATCACTTTTTTGCATGTATCTAGTGGCTCTAGTTCTACAAAGAAGTATAGTCTTCAGTGGTATGAAGCAGCTACTACAACCTATCATTTTATTATAGATGAACATAGTGTAGCAGGTAATGGTATTGAAGAAGTTATAGAAGGTGGAGCATACCTTGCATTAGCTGCAGGGGATAAGATCGTAGGATTTGAAGAAAGCAGTTCTGACTTTCATGTTATCTTATCAGGTGCTGAGTATTACCAGCCGACATAACGGGGTTGCAATATTATCTGTAGTATGTTATAACTATATGTGTAAAACTAGTCTCCAGTTGGTATTCTTAGCCAACTTTCACAAAACCAAACTGGAGATTTTTATATGTGGAAAGAATATTGTAACCGTGTGATGAAAGCTATACAGCAATCACAACAGCGTAGAGCAGACTATCATATACTGATAAATCTATCTGAGCGTGAGCTTAAGGATCTAGGTATCGGTAGATCTGAAATAAGAGAAAGAGTTTATGGCGAGACAGCTAACAGATAAACAACAGAAGTTCTTAGACGTTCTGTTTGATGAAGCCCAAGGAGATCCTGTTAAAGCTAAGAAGCTTGCAGGATACTCTGAAGGTGTAGCTACAGCACAGGTTGTAGCTCCTTTAACAGATGAGATAGTAGAACTAACTAAGAAGTTTATATCCCAGTCCTCTACTAAAGCTGCTTATACAATGTTTAGTGTAATGGCTGATCCAACAGACTTGGGTGTAAAAGAAAAAATGCTTGCAGCTAAAGATATCTTAGACAGAGCAGGATTTACAAAGACAGAGAAGGTAGAAGTAAAAACCTCAGAGCCAGTGTTTATCCTACCGTCTAAGGATAGTGATGACGAAAGTTAAAACGGCTAGAGCATCAGAAGCTACCTACCCAAATAAAATAGATTGGCAAGTACCACTTAGAGGCGAAAAAGGTGAGTGGTATCCTATCATAAGAGTTGGAAGACATGTACCTTTCGGCTACAAGCAAGATGAAGAAGACCTTGACTTGCTTATACCTATACCAGAAGAATTAGAACTTTTAGAAAAAGCAAAATTATTTCTACAGGACTATAGTTTGAGAAAAGTATCCAAGTGGTTATCAGATAAGTCAGGCAGATATATATCACATGTAGGGTTAGACAAACGTGTCAGGATCGAAGAAAAACGCAGGAGAGCTTCCTCTAACTACCGCAACTACGCTAGGAAATACAAAGAAGCGCAAAGGAAAGCGGAGAAGATTGAAAAGCAAAGACTTGGTGGTAGAGAAACCAAGCGAATCTTTGGAGATGGATGGTCAGACCTCAGTAGCGAAACAGAGTCTACCACAGAATGAAGTAGAAGAAGTTCCTAGAGATGTTATCTTTGAACCTAACGCTGGACCTCAAACAACATTCCTAGCAGCTACAGAACAAGAAGTATTGTATGGTGGTGCTGCAGGTGGTGGTAAGAGCTACAGTCTAGTAGCAGATCCAGTCAGATACTTAAACAACCCTAACGCTAGAATGCTTCTAGTACGTAGATCAACCGAAGAACTAAGAGAACTTATATCAGTAAGTAAGCAGTTATACCCAAGAGCTATTCCCGGTATTAAGTTTATGGAACGAGACAAGACTTGGGTAGCACCTAGTGGTGCAACTCTCTGGATGTCCTACCTTGACCGTGACGATGACGTTATGAGATACCAAGGTCAAGCATTTAACTGGATAGGTTTTGACGAACTAACACAGTGGCCCACAGATTACGCATGGAACTACATGAGGTCACGTCTACGTACTACTAAGGCTTCAGGGTTACCTCTATATATGAGAGCTACAAGCAATCCAGGTGGTCCGGGCCACATGTGGGTTAAAAGATACTTTATAGATCCTAATCAACCTGATCAAGCATTCTGGGCTACAGATAACGAAGGTGAAGTAATCTGCTGGCCTAAAGGACATACTAGGGAGGGAGAACCTCTTTTCAAGAGAAAGTTTATCCCTGCGACTTTGTTTGATAATCCTTACCTGTCTGATGATGGGATGTACGAAGCCAACCTACTCTCTCTGCCTGAGCACCAACGGAGACAATTGTTGGAAGGGGATTGGGATATTAATGAAGGTGCAGCTTTCCCAGAGTTCAGTAGAAGAATACATGTAGTAGATCCATATGATATACCAAGTAACTGGCCTAGGTTTAGAGCAGCCGACTATGGATACGGATCTTACTCTGCTGTTATATGGTTTGCTGTAGCTCCTGATGAACAGCTAATTGTTTATAGAGAATTATACGTTAGTAAAGTTTTAGCTACAGATTTAGCTGATATGATTTTAGAGCTTGAATCTAACGAGAAAATAAGATATGGTGTTCTTGACAGTTCTCTCTGGCATAAGAGAGGTGACACTGGTCCTTCACTAGCAGAACAGATGATACAGAAAGGTTGTCGTTTTAGACCAGCCGACAGATCAAAAGGTTCTCGTGTATCAGGTAAGAATGAATTACACAGAAGACTACAGATAGATGACTTTACAGAAGAACCAAGAATAACTTTCTTCAGTAGTTGTTATAATACAATTGCTCAACTTCCCTCACTACCTCTAGATAAAAACAATCCTGAGGATGTAGATACTAAATCTGAAGACCACATCTATGATGCTATTAGGTATGGTATTATGACAAGACCAAGAAGTAACTTGTTTGATTACAACCCTGATACTCAAAACTCTGGATTTCAGATGAGTGATTCAACGTTTGGATACTAAGGAATAAACATGGAAGAAGACGAAATCTTAGGTGAAGAAGTTCACATGGAAGATGCTGAAGTATCTTTTATAGAGGATAAAGATAAAGAATCTCTTAGTGATCCTTCAGTTGGATCTATTGTAGGTTATATACAAAAACGTTTTGATAAAGCTGAAACATCTAGGAATGGTGAAGAACAACGCTGGATTAAAGCGTACAGAAACTATAGAGGTCTTTATGGACCAGACGTAAAGTTTACTTCATCAGAGAAGTCTAGAGTATTTGTTAAGGTTACAAAGACTAAGGTACTAGCTGCTTACGGTCAGATTGTAGAAGTACTATTTGGTGCTAATAAGTTTCCTATTAGTATTGACCCTACTACTCTACCTGAAGGTGTATCAGAAGCTGTACACTTAGAGACAGAAGACACTGCTAAGAAAATGCAGGAGCAGCAAGCACCTATGGGTGAACCTGAGCAGGTACAGCCCGGTGAAACTCTTATAGACTTTAGAGATAGACTAGCAGGTTTGAAAGAAAAACTTTCACCTGTTCAAGATAATTTAAAAGAAGGTGAAGCAGAATCACCTACACAAATTACTTTTCATCCAGCTATGATAGCTGCTAAGAAGATGGAAAAGAAAATACATGACCAACTAGAAGAATCTAATGCTAGAAAAGAATTAAGAAACACAGCATTTGAAACAGCCTTGTTTGGTACAGGTATCATGAAAGGACCATTTGCGGTAGACAAAGAATACCCTAACTGGTCAGAAGAAGGTGAGTACACACCTATCATAAAAACAATGCCTAAGTGTTCCTCAGTTTCTATATGGAACTTCTATCCTGATCCTGATGCATCTAATATGGATGATGCAGAATTTGTTATTGAGCGTCACAAGATGTCTCGAACACAAATGAGAGCACTTAAGAATAGACCTTTCTTCAGAAGCAATACTATCGATACAGCTATATCGATGGGAGAGTCCTACACTAAAGAGTGGTGGGAACAAGCTATGGAAGACGATGAGCAAGAAGCTCAAAGTGAAAGGTTTTCAGTCCTAGAGTTCTGGGGCTACATGGACACAGAGATGTTGAAAGATCAAAACGTAGACATCCCTAAAGATATGAAAGACGCAGATCAGGTATCAGTAAACGTATGGATATGTAACGGTCAAGTACTACGATTAGTTCTTAATCCATTTACTCCTTCTTACCTTCCTTACTATGCAGTACCCTACGAGGTAAACCCTTACTCTTTCTTTGGAGTAGGTATTGCAGAGAACATGGATGACACACAAACATTAATGAATGGCTTTATGAGAATGGCAGTTGACAATGCTGCACTCTCAGGAAATCTTATCATCGAGGTAGACGAGACAAATCTCGTCCCAGGGCAAGACCTCTCCGTGTATCCAGGAAAAGTATTTAGGAGACAGGGAGGGGCACCTGGTCAAGCTCTTTTTGGAACTAAGTTTCCTAATGTATCTAATGAGAACATGCAACTGTTTGATAAGGCGAGGGTACTATCAGATGAATCAACTGGCTTCCCATCTTTCGCACATGGTCAGACAGGCGTATCAGGTGTGGGTCGTACTGCTTCTGGTATTAGTATGCTCATGTCTGCTGCCAACGGTAGCATACGCAATGTTGTAAAGAATGTAGATGACTACTTACTATCTCCACTTGGTAAAGCTTTCTTTAACTTTAATATGCAATTTGATTTTGACAACGATATTAAAGGTGACTTAGAAGTAAAAGCACAAGGTACTGAAAGCTTGATGGCTAACGAAGTACGTAGTCAACGCTTAATGCAGTTCTTACAGATTACACAGAACCCAGCACTAGCACCCTTTTCTAAGATGGATTATATCATTAGAGAGATTGCTAAGAGTATGGATCTAGATCCTGATAAACTTGTAAACTCTATGGCTGATGCAAAGCTACAGGCTGAGTTACTAAAGGACTTCAAAGCAGATAACCCTGATGCACAACCTGCAGAAGGAGTACAACCACCTCAAGGACAGGGAGCACCTACAGGAGTACAAGATACTTCAGGAGCAGGTGGTGGTAATATAGGAACAGGCACTGCACCACAACCGGGAGAGCAAGGTTTCTCAGGTAATACAGGACAGCAAGGTGCTGCATGAGCTTAAAGCTAATCGTAAACAATAAAGACACTTGGGATGCTATGCTTGAGGAACTAGGCTCTCGTATAGCTTTCTCTCACAAACAAATGGAACAACGAGCAGAACTAGAAGAGTTGTATAGACTCCAAGGAGAAGTTCGTGCCTTACGCTCACTTACTCAACTAAGAGATAAAGTAAATGCTTAGACCAGTGCCAAGGCCAAGAACTAAAACAGATGAGAAAACTTTACGTGGTAGACCTGTCTGGATTGATGAGACAGGTTATGTAACTGGTGAAAAAGGTTCTCGCTATTCTGAGGTATCTACAACGATACCTTGGGGAACTGATTGGATTACAGCACCTAGTGTTGATGAGAATGGATCTAAATTATCTGATGATGAAGTCTTTAGAAAACTTAAAGATAACCAAGGTAGAGACTTTATCACAGGAGAAAAGCTACCAACATTTCAAAGTGAACCAGAGGCTACTGCTTATGCTAAGTGGCGTTCAGACACAATGTTTGATGAAGAGCAGATAGAAAAAGGTTATAAGCCTGTACTAGAGCAACAGCAGTATGAAGAAGACGTAGAAGAAACTCTAACAGATAAACTAATCAGAAAAGCCAAACCGTTTACTGATGAGGTAAAAGGCTTTGCAGATTACTTAATGACACCCAGTCAACACTTTGATGAAGGTGGTCTGGCTACTCAGACAGAAGAAGCATTTAACTATCGTAAACGTTTATCTGATATGACTCCAGAAGAAAGGCAAAGGGTAGCACCTTCAGCAGATAACTTTAAAAACTTATATAGTGATAGAAGTAAAAAACCACTTAGTGTTAAAGCTATTGAGGGTGCTACTAGTTTAACACCACTTGATTCAATTGTTGAAATAAGTAAAGAACTAAAGAAAGAAGAACCAGACTATAAAAAGATTGGATTGCTGACAGCTATGGAGGCAGCAGGTGCAGTAGCACCAATGGCTAAACCTGCAATGACAGCAATAAAGGCAGGTAAAAAAGGTAATACAGTAAGAGCATACAAACTATTTACAAAGGACAAGGATGGTAAACTATATCCTTTATTTGTAGATGCTGATGCAGAAGTACCAATAGGCAAAAACTTAAAGGCTACGTTTCCTGAGTATCGCTTTAAAGCAAAAAACAACAACTTCTACGTACCATCAAGAGGAACAGCAGGAGCTAAAGGTACAGGAGACTCGATAGAAATACCTAATAAAAAAACACGTGACATGCTTATAGAAGCAGGTTTTTTACCTAAAGGATCAAAAGCAAAAACAATTAAAGCTGTTGCAGCTAGACCAGGATGGCACGCAGGAGATCTTCCTACTGCACCACATATAGGCCCAGAGATTAAAGTCGATGGTAAAACTTATAAAATACGTGGTGACAATCAAGTATGGGCTGAAGTAGAAATGCCTAATGATGTAGACTGGCAAATTATTGCAAATAGTAGAGCATCTATTGTTAAATCAGGAGAAAACAAAGGTAAGCTGAATGTAAAGACTGCACATATTACAGATGAATTACCCTTTGGAGGATACTATCGTTACAAAACAAATCCTAAAATGGAAGGTGAATGGCTCATCAGTGGTGATATGAAAGTTATTCGTGAGTTAGATAAAGATGAAGTAAAGCAAATAAACAAAGCAGCAGGTAGAAAAGATTTACCAACATTAAAAGAACTAAAAGAAGAGTTAGGTTTTGCCTCTGGAGGTATAGTAGGAGATAATATGTATAAAGGTATGGATGACTATTTAATGTCAGAGATGGATATTGGTATGTCTAAAGGTGGGGAAGTAGATGCAATTGATCCTGTATCAGGTAATGAAATACCACCAGGATCTACAGCTAAAGAAGTACGAGATGATATCCCTGCTATGTTGTCTGAAGGAGAATATGTAGTTCCTGCAGACGTACTTAAGTTCTATGGTTTGAGATTCTTTGAGGATCTAAGACAAAAAGCTAAAGTAGAAATGGCTATGCTAGAAGAAGATGGACGCATGGGTGGACAGCCAACACCTGAAGGTGATGATCTAACAGAAGATGAGATGAGACTACTGGATGAAGTCATGGGTATGGCTCAGGGTGGTATGACTCAAATGCAACCACAACAGCCTCAACCACCTCAACCTATGATGATGGGTCAGCAGATGCCCCCACCTAAACCACAACCTACAGAATATAATAAACCTGTAGGATTTAATACAGGTGGTATGACAGATGCTTTTGGTAATCCTATTGGACCTACAGTTGAACCAGCAAAAACACCAGATAAATTTCTAGAGGATATTGATCCTACATCAACTAATGTCTATGGCATTGATAAGGAAGGAACTGGAACTGGTTCTTCTACTGATCTTGCACAAGAAGACATAGGTGTTAAGACACCTACTGATCAAGTAGGTACTGGTGATGGAAGTGGTATGAAGACAGTATTCTACTTTCATGAAGATGGTAGACGTATACAAGTTCTTATGCTTAATGGCAGACCAATCAGTTCTGTTCCAGCAGACTTCTCAGAGTTTAAAGAAGATACACCAGAGAATAGAACACCTGATCCAACACCTGAAGATCCAACTGATGATCTTGGTGGTGGTGTTGGTGAAACAAAGTCAGCAGGTGGCGGTGGATCTGATGATGATGAAAGAAGAGTACAAGCTAAAACAATAGAAACATTAAAGACTAACGCAGAAAAGAAAAGAATAGAAACCTTTAATAATACTTTAGCTACAGGAAAACCTGAAGATATTCTTGAAGAATACAAAAAAGCAAAAAGAGGGCAAGGAGCTTCTTTCCTACTTCCAGGTCTTGTTGGTGTAGCTAGCGCAGGTCTAGCTAAGAAAAATCTAAATACTATTGAGGCAGCATACTTAAAAAGATCAAAGGATATACTTGGAGATGCTTTTAATTTAGAAGAAGCACAGAAAACTCTAGATGATATCTCTATAGGTTCTGCCACTATGGAAGGTGTCACAGGAACTTTTGAAGGTAAAGATGGTGAAACCGCTATGTCTAACCTCTTTGGTAAAGGTTTCTATGATAATTATGAAGCAAAGTATGACGTATCAGAATACATAGGTATGGGAAGTTCTATATCTGGTGTAGGTGTCAAAGGTTTTGTAAAAGATGGCTATGGTAACCTAGATGCTAGACAGCAGCAACACTTTGATAATGCTGTTGATCGTGGAGACTCAGCTATATTAAATCACTTTAGTTTAGTAGCAACATCTAATCGTGCAAAGGATCAATTCGCAATTGACAATGCTGATGCTATTCAAAATATACAAGCTCTTGAAGCAGCAGGTGACAAGGCTGGTGCAAAAGCAGCAGCAGATAAACTTAAGAATAGTGGCTACAAGTTTGGAAATATGAATTTAGGTAATTCCTCTATGGATGAAGCTATTAAACTTGGTAGTAGTGCAGACACAGCTAAGAAATTAGGTAAAGCTAAAAAGGAAAAAGGTTTCTTTAGTAAAACAGTACCTGTAGAGGATGATAACGGTAAGAAAAACAATTCACCTATAAGAACTACTGAGCCAGTTAAGGATGATGGACCAACAGCAGCAGAAAAAGTAGCAGAAGCAGCAGCTAAGAAAAAAGCAGCAGATGATGCAGCTAAAGCTAAGAGAGCAGAAGACTTTAGAAAGAAAGAAAATAGGAGAGCAGAAAGTCAAGGTGGTGGTGACTTTCACAGCAATATGGTTGCAAAAGCTCAAGAAAGACAAAAACAAACTAGAGCAGGTCAACAAGCAGGAAAAGGCTATGTTGGTGGATTTGGTTTTGATAAAGGCGGCTTAATGAAAAGGAAGAAATAATGGAACTAGAAGAATACATGAATGTTGTACGTGGAAGATACAACGAACTAACTGATGAAGAAAAAACTATAGCAGAAGATGCTGCTGACAGTCCTGTAGGAGATGTTATAAATAAACTATTCGGACCAGAGATGTCTAGTATTGTCTTTGATGATCAGAGTGTGGAACAACCTACAGAACAACCTATGTCTGATCAAATGCAAACACCACCCCCTATGAATGATCAAATGGAAAGTGCTGGTCTAGGCGCATAATAAACTTCTAGACAATCCAAATAACTATAAGGCTACTCAGCTACGGCTGACCCCAACATAAGGAGAAAACATATGCCTGAATTAGAAGCAGTAGAAACACCGAAGAAAGCTGGTTTTGTACAGCGTGGAAGTAACTACGCAATTAAACAAGAACGTATTAAACAAGAAGAAGAAGAGATTGCTAAACTAGAGGCACAGGCTCGTGGCGAAGAAGTTAAAGAGAATGAACCCGATGGCAAAGGATCTGAGACAACCGAAGTACAGGCCGAGGATAGTTCCAAACAAGAAGAAGCCAACCCTGAGGTTGAAGCACAAGAAGATGACTCAGACTTAAACCCTGAAGAAAAATCTTTTAAGAAACGATACGGTGATCTTAGACGGCATATGTCCGACAAAGAAAAAGAGTGGAACGAAAAACTTAAATCACTAGAAAATAGAATGAAGGGTGAGTCTATTGTACCACCTAAATCAGATGAAGATATTACAGAGTGGTCAAAGAAGTATCCAGACGTAGCAGGTATAGTAGAGACTATTGCTGCTAAGAAAGCTCAGGAGATGTTCAAGAAGGCTGAGGATCGTCTTTCAAGATTAGATGAACTACAGTATGAAACAGAACGTAAAAGTTCTGAAGCTAAGATTCGAGAAGCACATCCTACCTTTGATACACTAAGACAATCAGATGAGTTTCACAATTGGGCAGAGCAACAACCTAGATGGGTAAAAGATGCTCTCTATGAAAACATGGATGACCCAGATTCTGTTATTAGAGTTATAGATCTCTATAAGATAGA